ACATTGATAAAGACATTAAGGAACTTAATGGTCATGAGATTGAATTAAAACCTAATGTTATATTCTATGATGCAAGTCATGAGTATTATGACCAGTTAGAAAATCTGACTGCAGTGCTACCGTTACTTGCAGATAAGTTTATCTTAGTTTTGGATGACGCTAACTTTGAAGGTGTGGTAAAATCTGCAGATGATTTTGTAACACAAAACAATCTAAAACAAATCTTCTCTAGGTTGATTCTAACTACTACAGTAGAGGATGAAAGAGATTGGTGGAATGGTGTTTATGTATTGGTACTAGAAAAATGACTACATTTGTTGAAGAATATCAATTAGAAGATACTACTCTATGCGATGCCCTCTTAGATATGTTCTGGAAGGCAGATGAGAAAGGTCTCACATATAGAGGAAAATCTGGTCCTGGAAAAGTACAGGAGAAAGTAAAAAAGAGTACAGATTTTTGGATCAAAGATGCTGAGATGTTAGGTCCACCTGAAATGTTTAGGTGGCATGAATACCAATTAGAATTGAATAAGTTTATCGCTGAATATATGGAGAAGTATCTCTTCAATGAATATGGTGGTACTTTCAATGCTAAACAGTTACCACAGATACAGTGGTATAAACCAGGTGAGGGTTATTATGAATGGCACATTGATGGAGCACAGTCCGTAGCATGTGAACGTGCTATGGTGTATATGACGTATCTTAACGATGTGGATGACGGTGGTGGTACAATGTTCTATCATCAGGACTTGACAGTCAAACCCAAGAAAGGTAAGACAGTCATTTTCCCTGCAGCGTATACTCACTTACACAAAGGAGAAATCTCCGAAACACAAGACAAATTTATCCTAACAGGTTGGTTATGGTGGAACTAATTGATCCTAGCATTTTTGAAAACAACTTAAGTAAAAGTCGTGTCAAAGAAATTAGAATAGGTAATTCTAATTCAAAACTTATTATTATTGATGATTTTTTTGTTCATCCTGAAAAGGTAAGAGAGTATGCACTCTCTGCAAAATATGCAAAAGAATCAAGTGCTCATGATAATCCAGGGTACATTTCTAGATTCCCTTTTGAACCTGAGCAATTCTTACATACTTGTGGTTATTTAAAGGAAGTTCACTTCCATGATTATAGATTGAATACCATTGATCTAACACCCACTTTTGCATTTCAATGCTATGATAAGATTGGACCCATGCCACCTCACATTGATGATGTAAATTATGCTGGTTTAGTTCCACTCAATACTGACGAAGAATTATCTACCTTTTCTGGTACTGCATTCTTTAGGCATAGAGGAACTGGTCAAGAGTTTACTTGTACTAATTCTTATAGAGCAGAAGAATGTTTAACCAAATGGGATATGAGTTTGTGGGATAGGTATCATGTTCAACATCACAAATTTAATCAATTTATTTTTTATGAGTCCTGTATGTTCCATTCAGCATATTGGGATCAAAACAGTTGGGCGGTTGACACACCACGCTTGACATTCAATACCTTCACATGGTAGTATAAATACTATGTCTGACACTTTTTATTACGGAGACAAATGACTACAGCAGAAATGGCAGCAGATTTTAAGAAGCAACTGGAAGCAGTTGTGGAAAAAATCAAAGAACTGGACACAGAAATCAATACTAAAAAAGAAGAATATTTCAAACTTCTCGGTGCAGTTCAAGCACTGGAACTTGCAGATAAAGGAGTCCCTGATGCACCTGAAACAGAGACCCCTGCAGAATGATTAAAAAATTAATTAGTAAGTATATCTCTCTGGCAAAACGTATTCCAGAGAGACATTATTGGCCACTGTTTATTATTCTGTCTTTGTACTTTGTAATTCCATACAGTGAGTTTGTGGTTACTCTCGGTGCTCTTGGTTATTTTAAGTTTGAAAAAGCATACCGTAAGTTCTTCGCAAAGGTTATTTCACCTCTACCTGATGTAATCAAGTATGGTGGATCAGTCATCTTCTTTCTTGTAATGTTAGATGACACTATTTTCTATGCTGCTATTATCCTTGCAGCGTTTTGGACTAATAGACAAATTAAAAAAGAATCTAAAGAACTCCAAGGTGAGTCCTCTGCTAAATAAAGTAGAGGACTTTTTTTATGCGTATAAATGGCGCAACCTACAAGTAGAGCAGAACTAAAGGACTACTGTCTGAGAAGATTAGGTAGACCTATTCTGGAAATTAACGTTGATGATGATCAGATTGACGATCTAATTGATGACGCTATTCAGATGTTTAATGAGCGTCATTATAATGGTACTGAGAGAATGTTCCTGAAACATCAGTTTACTGCTGATGATAAAACACGTTTTACAGGAAGTGATGAGACCCTTAGTGTTGGGTCTACTGATTGGTTGGCAAGAAATAATTACATTCCTATCCCAGATCATATTACTGGAATCAATAAAGTATTTGGTATTAAGGGTAGTAATATTAGAAGTAATTTATTTGGATTAGAATATCAACTGTTTCTTAATGACTTATATCAGTTTGGATCAGTTGATATCTTAAGTTACTATATGGTTAAGTCATATCTAGAAACACTAGATATGGTGTTAAACAATGGTAGTTTTATTCCTTTCAGATTTAATCAACGTCAGGATCGTTTGTATATTGATACTGACAGTGATTTTGTAGAAGAGGGTACATTTGTTATCATCGATTGTTGGAGAGTTTTAGATCCAACGGACTACACTCAAGTATATAATGATCCATTCTTAAAGAGATATACAACTGCTTTAATCAAAAGGCAGTGGGGACAAAACCTAATTAAATTCCAAGGTGCTCAACTTCCTGGTGGTATCACCTTAAATGGAAGACAAATTTATGATGATGCAGTTGCTGAAATTCAAGCAATTGAAGATGAGATGGCATCTAGATACGAACTTCCACCAATGGATATGATCGGATAAGATGGCAAAGAATACTTACTTCACTCACGGAACTAGAGAGGAGCAGATGCTCCAGCAATCTTTAGTGGATGAATTTATTAATATGTTTGGAATTACTACGAGTTATATTCCAAGAAGATTGCTAAGAAAGGATGCAGTTTTAAATGAAGAGATTATCTCTGAATTTACTGACTCATTTACTATGGAAGCATATCTCGAAAACTTTGAAGGATTCCAAGGTGCTGGAGATATTCTTACTAAGTTTGGAATTAGATCAACTGATGAAATCACTCTAGTAATTTCTAGACAAGCATTTGATGATTTTGTTTCATTACCAATGCAATTAGTTGACAATGTTCAACTACCACAAAGACCGTCAGAAGGAGATTTAATTTATTTCCCATATTCTGATAACTTATTTGAGATTAAGTTTGTAGAACACGAAGCACCATTCTATCAGTTTGGTAAACTTTATACTTACAAACTGAAGTGTGAGTTGTTTGAATATACTAATGAAACTACAGGTGAAGGTATCTTTGATACTCAACGTGATGAAGGATTCATTGTCAAGTACTATTATGAACAGGCAACTCTTTCTGGTCAACCAGAGGTTGGTGAAAAGGTAACAGGATCTGCTACTGGACTAACTGCATTCATTAACCTTTGGAATCCTAACGAAAGATTTATTGAACTCAGAGCACCAACAGGTAGCACTGAACATGGTGAATTCCAGGTTGGAGAAACTCTTACAGGATCTAACAGTGGATTCTCTATAAATATTTCTAGCTTCGACGAACTTGATATGAAGGATACTTACGCCGACAACATTGAGTTTGAAACTGAAGGCGACGGAATCCTGGACTTTACAGAAAGAAACCCATTTGGAGAATTTGGAAATAGGAGTTAATTATGTTAGGAACTTATAATTATAACCAGGTTATTAGAAAGTGTGTTGTTGGATTCGGCACGCTTTTTAATAATCTGGAGATTCGTAAATTTAATGATGATGGATCAGTTTACCAGAGGATGAAGGTTCCTTTGGCATATGGTCCTAGTCAAAAGTTTTTAGCTCGTCTTGAGCAACAACCAGATCTTGGTCGTCCTAATGCGATCACTCTACCACGACTGTCATTTGAAATGACAGGTATGAGTTATGATCCAGCAAGAAAGCAAAGTCCAACACAATACTGTTTGACTAACGAGGATGCTACTGGAGTAAAAAAGACATACATTCCAGTACCATATAATCTTGAGTTTGAACTAAATGTTCTCAGTAAAACTCAAGATGATTGCCTACAAATTGTAGAGCAAATTATACCATTCTTCCAACCATCTTTCAACTTATCAATTAAATTAGTTGAAGAAGCAAACATCATTAAAGATGTTCCCATTGTAATGAATAGCATTTCATTTAATGATGATTATGAAGGGAACTTTGACACAAGAAGAGCACTTGTATATACTTTGAGGTTTACTGTAAAGACATACATTTACGGTCCTACTACAGATACAGGTCTCATTAAGAAAGCAATCACCAAGGAATATGCCAAGGTCGATCTTGCTTCACCTGGAAGATATCGCAAGTATCAAGTTACACCAAAAGCAAAAGTTGATAAGAACAACGACAATGTTGTTGATGCTATTGACGATTCATTGCTTGTATCTGGTGATGACTTTGGATTTAACGAAACCTCCTCTTTCTTTGAAGACCTATGAGCGAAAACTACGACGGAATCGAAGACGCATTAAATGTAGAGGCAGATATTGTCCCTGCAGAAGTTACACCAAAACCAAAGAAAAGAACAGAACGTATTATTGATATCGAAAAAGATATCAAAAAGGATTACGACTATACTAGGGGTCAACTCTATGATGTTATTGAGAAGGGTCAAGAGGCGCTCTCAGGTGCCTTAGACGTTGCTAATAACACAGACCACCCTAGAGCATATGAAGTTGCTGGTCAATTAGTTAAGAGTGTTTCTGACGCTGCTGAAAAACTTATTGATCTTCAAAAGAAAATGCAAGACATTGAAGAGGGTCCTAAGTCCAAACAAAAAGTTACTAACAATAATGCTTTGTTCGTTGGGTCAACTGCAGAGTTGTCTAAACTAATTAAGCAAGGTCTTTTAGATAATAAATAAACATAAAGCTTTATTCCGATGGTATACACAATTAAGTCCAGTGCTGTCGCACTGTCAGACACAGCAAGTACAGTAAGTAGTGCAAACAGAGTGTTACTTCAAAACACTGGAAATGCTGCTGCATTAGTTACTATTAAAAGTGATGACACTTTTCAATCTGGTAGTGCAGCAGTTCAAGGAACTGTGTATGTCCAGGCAGGTGCTGATCTTT